TCACCCGATCCTGATCCCGATACTAGCCAGAAGATACCCTATCGCGCCCGTAATGATAGCCGCCACGACCGTCTCCCACCGCTTGGACGGCTTCTCTTTCAGGGCGTTCAGGTCCGCCGACATTGAGGACAGCCGGTCGATGATATTGCCGTACTGTGTGGTAACCGTGGCCATACCGCGCTCCAGCTCACCCAGCCGGTCATAGATTTTTTCGCGCGCAAGTGAGCTATGCTGCTTCTGTGCCTCTAACGCCCGCTCCAGTGCCTCCACGCGGGCGATGGACACACAATTTACCCCATTGATAGGGCAATCGTTTTCGGGCATACTCAGCCCTCCCTGTCGTCCTTTGGCTTGTGGTAGGTGAGGGCCTGTGCGCTGTCCCCCAGCCCTTTAGTGGTTGGGTCGGTGGTAACACCCACCAGGGCCAGCACACCAAATACGGCGGTGACCAGGGCGGTGAGCGCCTGCTGCCAGCTTCCGGCTTCGGCGGTGATGTCCACACCAAAGAGCTGTGCCATACCCACCGCAAACGCGCCGAGCACGCCGATGAGCCCCGTCCAGAACGCGGGGCTCTTCAGTCTGACTTTCCAGTTGATCATGTCATGTACCTTCCTTTCTCAACGCGAGGCCGCCCACTTGATGATGAGTGCCTGCACATTCTCGGCGGAGTAGTCCCCGCCCTTCCAGTAATCAGGGCTGTCGATAAGCCCAGCGGCAGCCAGCTTGTCCACGGCGGCATCCAGTTCGGACACACCGGTCGACTCACCCCGGCAGAGGGCCAGGAACGCCTCCCAGGCTCCGGGGGTGGCCCGGATGGTCTTGGGGCAGTCCTTGCCGTTCCAGTGGTTGTGCTGCACCACGTGGTCGATGTGGATGCCGTGCTCCTCCATGAGCAGCCTCACCAGCGCGGCCGCGTTGGCCTTGGCCGCCTCGAAGTCCCCTCCCGCGTTGACGCAGATCTCGACGCCGATGCTGGTGGCATTGCCCGGCCCGCTCTTGCCGTCCCCGGCGTGGTAGGCCGTCTCGGCGTCTGGCAGGTTTTGGACAATGGCGTGGTCGTCCACGCTGTAATGCCAGCTCACCAGGTCGCGCTCCCCGGCATCGCTGTCCAGGTAGGCAGCGTGGGCCGCGGCGTCGGCGCCCTTGGCCGCGTTGCCGGTCTCGTGGATGGTGATGTACTTGCAGGGATTGCTGCCTCCGGGCCGATTATCCGCCCCTGGGGCGATAAGGTGCGTCTGGATGGCGAGGCCCGTGTCCGTGACCCGCTGGGGGCCCTCCACGGCCTCCAGATAGGCCAGGGACACCCAGCCCTTATTCGTCCTGCCCCAGCCGTCCCGCTCCTCCAGCACGTCCACCACCGTGCCCATGGGGTACGCCCCCACCTTGCCGTAGCCGGTGCCGGGGCCGCTGCGGATGTTGACGCCGATGCTGGGCGTCACGGTGTACTTGCTCATAGGCTTGTCCTCCTCTTCCGGCGGTGTCTGCTCCGCCTGCTTGAGATACACGCAAATCCAGTTGTGCACCTTGCGGCTGGCGGTGATGCGCTCTCCGCCAAAGTCGCACTGGCTGGAGCCGCCCCCATCCAGCATAACGGCGGAGGCCCAGCCCAGCCCGGCCAGCTCGTCCCGCAGAGTTTCCGGCGTGGCTGCGTCTCCGGTCCCATCGCCAGAGCAATAGAGGGCCAGACTGCCACCACGCAGGCCGATGGCGCTGCGCCCCCGCTTGCCTCCCTGGGCCGAGCCGTAGGAGGGCTTATCCACCGGCTTACCGGAGGAAATAAGGGCGGTTACCGCGATAAAGTTGGCCGCTCCCTCGTACCCGGAGGTCATGTGGATGTCCGGGCCCTTGTCCCAGGCGTAGCCCATCGGACGCCAGGGCGTGCCGGAGAGCATCGCCCCGCCCACCTTAAGCAGCGGGCAGGGGGTGCCGTCTGGGTTCCACATGCCGCCATTGAGCACGTAATGAGCCTTTGTTTCAGCCTTGACCTGAGAGAGCGTCTTGCGGCAGTTGGTGACTCTCAGCTCAATCCGCTCCACGGACGAGAGCGGGACATATGTAATGAGCTTACTCATTTGATTCACATCCTTTTATCCAGCGATCCCGCTGTTGATTACTGTTCCGGGGCCAGTAGCCCGGCCAGCTCCTGGTACTCCTCCGGGGTGAGCCGGTCGGCGGCGAGATAGACATCCATCTTGTCCTGGAGGCCGTCGGTGCGGCCCCGGTCAATAAGCAGCTTGCAGAGATTAAATACCGTGTTCATGTCCTTCCCCTTCCTCAAACAGCATTGGTGGTGATTTCCAACATACAAAGTCGTTCCTCGTGCTCGGACAGCATGTCCAGAGTGATGTCCTCTGCGAGGGGCGGCTGGGGTTCCGGCTCCGGCTCTGGAGGCCGCTCAGTAGGCGTGATGCCCACCAGCTTGTCCCCCTCAATCTGGAGGTCACACCAGCCATAGGTCGCCCACACCGCGTCATGGAGGTGGGCGGGCACCTCTATGTAGTCATCCAGCCAGCAGGCGCTCCGCCCGCTCTGGCTCTGGATCGGGTGCTGGCCGGTCTCCAGCGGGTCAATTTGGATGATGGTCATATTTAATTCACCTCTTATCTCTAAACTATGGCGTAGTAGTAATATACAGTTCCAGATGCATTAAGTTGTTCACTTGTCGCATCAGGTGTGGTAAGGTCAAAATACCAACTGAAAGTTTTTCCATCCGTTGATTTTTTACCGTAAGAATCTCTTGAGGAATAACGGTAGCCAAAACCAAAACTAATGCCTTTTGTATACTCAGTAGGGATAATACTGCTATGAATAATATTAGAAGTCTCGCCATTTCCATAACCGTCGATACTCTTATAGTAATTATTTGATTGCATACCATAAATACAGAGTATTTTAAAGGGTTCGGCTAAGGTTATTTGATTAGGGTTGCTTTTACCTGTTTTTCCTGTCCCCACATAGCTCCCCAAAATAACCCTCGCCCCCGCGTGCTCGTCCACATACTGCTTGTTGGCGGCGTGGTTTTCATTCGTCGGAGGCCCGCTTAAAGTAATCGCCCCTGCCATCGTGCCGCCAGCCAGCGGCAGGAATGGAGCACTTTGCATACCAGCCAGAGCGGTGTTAAACTCCTCTTCGGTTCCGGTATATCCTTTCTCTTTTGCCGCCTGATAGGCGGACTTTCCAGGTGCACCATCCTTGCCGTCTGCCCCTGGAGCTCCGTCCTTGCCAGGCAGGCCCACCCCGGCAACTTTTTTGCCGTTTACAACGATAGCCATGTGCTACACCTCCACCCATTGCCACATGCCGGGACTGTCGGGCGGCCACGTACAGGGAATCATGTCCCCACCCTCGGCAACCTTGTAGACCTTGCCGTTGTAGCTGTAGTGCTTGCCCGCGTGGCAGTCCATGCCGTACACCCACGGGATGGGGTCGTCCGCTGTGCCAGCGTGCTCGCGGTCAATAGGCCGGTAGATGGCGAGCATGCCGTCGTCGTGCGGGGGCATCTCCTCTTGAGGAGTTACCGCCTGCACCACCCGGTAGAGCTGGCCGCCGTCGTTGAGGATACGGCCCGCAGGCAGTTCCTCGCCGTCTGCCAGTACCACCGCCCAGGTGGGAAACAGATCGGGCATGTCCAGGGCGTAGGTGTCGGGGATAGCCGTGCTGGTGGCCGCATAGGCCCTCATAGCGGCGGCGTATTGCGGAGTTAGTTCAGGCTCCGGCGGTCTATTGTCCGGGGCGGCCTGTCCTGTTTCGGGGTTGTAGCGCCACCCCTGCTCTACATCGTCCTGTACCTCTACACAGCGTCGTGCAAATGCCTCGCTATACCACTTCTCCGGTGGAAGTGCGTATTCCGGGATGATTTCGCGGACAGTGTTATCCTCATTTAAATAGACTGTTTTCATCAAGAAATACCTCTTGCGTAAATCGCCACATATCCATCGCCGCCTTTGCCACCTATGCCGCTGGGCTTATACTCGCTGGAACGAAAAGTCCATCCCGCTCCACCACCTCCTCCGCCACCACCGCGGGTACCGTTTTTACCCATTATTGCATTGCTCTGGCCGGTAGCTCCAGCGCCACCATTACCGGCTCCACCGTCACCGCCATTTCCGCCGGGAGTTGGCGGATCATTAAGACTAGGATTGCCCCCTCCGCCACCTCCGCCACCGAAAGGTTTAAACCCAACAATAGAAATAATAGGCCCAGCATTGCCATCGCCATCGCCATTGTTATTATGGCTACCACCACTACCACCTATCATGAGCCAACCAGGAACAATCTCATTGGGGGCGTAGCCACCACCCATGCCACCAAGATTGGCTATTCCACCACTGCCACCAGGTACGGTAATACCAAAAGCGCTACTGCTCCCACCAGCGGAGCCATTATTAGTGACGGACGGTCCCAAAGAAGAGACTGCACCAGCTCCACCAGTTCCAACAACAATATTATTGTTTTGAATTGTACTGCTATCCAAAACATGGAAACACGCTACGGCCCCACCCCCGCCGCCACCTCCACCGCGCTCTCCACTCGAACCTCCGCCTCCTCCAGCACCAACCACAACCACAAAAACATCTGTATATTTGCGGTCGAACGTATGGGTGTAGCTCCCTGGTGATGTGTATTCCTTTATCAGACTATATCCGATTGAGCCAAGCGCCTGTTCAACACTCGTGTCCACATACTGCTTGTTGGCGGCATCTGCGGAATCAGAAGGAGCGGCCAGATTGGCTATCTTGTGCCCGGTCATATCCGTGTTTGCTTTAAGTGCAACACCGCTCTCAGAGGTCTGTAGCACCTGCGTCGTGTTGTTGACCAGATTGATGCCGGAAGTGCCGACTGTGATCGCTGCCGCTCCCTCAGCCAGGGGGGCCTCAATCCGGATATTCCCGTTTGGCATCATCTTGATTTGAGCGGCAGAGCCCCCGTGCTTGATGGCCTTGTCCGCCGGGATGGTGATATCTCCCTGCATCGTCCCGCCAGTCAAAGGCAGATACTCGCCTCCGCCCTTTTGGGCCAGCTCGTCGATCGCCTCTTGCACATTGGTGGCCTCCAGGCCGCTGCCCGTGTTGCTGTAGCCCACATATTCGGCGGAGAGGTCGCCGCCCTCTCCGTCTTCTGTCACCTCAATGGTGTACGGCCCTTCGCCCAGGCTCTCCCCCATCTGCATCGTGCCGCCGCCGGGTATTGAGAGCCAGGGCGCAGCCGTGGCGATAGCGGCTAACTGGGCGGCGTACTGCTCCAGTGTGGTGCCCGACGGCGGTTCTACTCCCATAGCCTGTAGTGACGCTGCGATACTTGCCTTAGCGGCGGACAGCCGGTCGATTTCGCCCTGAATACTCATACCACGCCTCCAATCAGATTGCCGCAAGGGCCTCCTCAATGTCGCCCGTCAGGCTCACCGAGCCCCCAGTGGTGTAACCAGCAGGGACGGCAAAGGAGGTTGTGGTCAAGCCGTCAATCTCCCCGGAGACCGCCCCATTGTTTGCCATTGAGCCAGTGACCTTCGCGCCTTTTGCGTAAGCGGTCTTGCCATTAAGGATATCCCCGGCAACCGCTGTGCCGTCAGAGGTGTCCACATAAGCCTCCGGGATGGCCGCTACCTCAACGGACGTGAGCACCTTCCCGTCCGTAGGCTCTACCGTTTGGACAGACTTGTTGGGCGTAACACTCTTCGTCTCCGGGGTGATCTGCACCTTTCCTGTCCCGCTGTGATACCCCTTCGGGATGGTGTAAGACAGTTTTTCCGGGGTCAGTGTTTCAGTCGCCGCCCCATTGTTTGGCATGGTACCTGTGGTGGTCTTGCCTGCCTTGTCCACAAACACCTTGCCAGTCAATACGTCAGCGGCGGTAGC